CTTTGTGATGGTTTTGTTTTGATATTGTGTTACCGTTGTGTAACACAAGTATTTATCACTTTGTTTTAGCAACTGATTTTTTTGATTTAGCCTTAACTGCCGGCTTTGTATTGGCAAGTTCAACACTAGCGCAGGCTTCACGTACCTCATTAACTAATGCGTCCCAATCCCATTCTAATTCTGTTTTGCCATCAGGATAAGTAGTCACCGTTAAGTGACTACCTTTTTGTACTGAGTCTGGCAATGAACTAACTTCTGCAAGTTGAATTTTCTTGCGAGCCATGGTTAAGCCTTAGCTTTTGCTTCTGCACGTGCGGCTTTTTCTGCTGTAATTTCATTACGGCGTGCTTTAACCGCTTTAGCTAGTTCTGCTAATGCCTTACGAGCCCGTGTACCAGCGGCTGCATTACCTTTGTTAAACTTATCATTCTCAGTATTATATGCTGCCAAGCTTGTTTCAATATCATTTTGTGCGCTCATTTTATTTCCTTTATGTTATGAGTATTTTGTTTCTCTTGTGTATTTACGATAATCACTAGTCATGCGTAAATATTGTTCTCCATTGCCTTCCATAATATCACAGATACGGTCAATAGTCCCATCATTGTATTTACTAATACGTCCTTGATAGTTATGTGGTGCCATCAATAAATTTTGTAATTTAGACATAGCATCATCAATACTCCAAGGAATATATAATCGTGTATTATCATTAGCAAACGTTTCTGGGAATGAACGATATGCCGGATATAATACATTACAACCCAATGTATCTGCTTCACTAACTGTATTACTTACCCAGTCTTGCAAAGCACAGTTAAACAATACTCTAGTATCATTTAATAGTTGATAGTAATCATTCTTTTCCAAATCTTCATAGATAACTAGTTTACCTTCACTTTGAAGTTTACGTGTACGTTCCATATAACTTTCGTTATTGCTTTTCAGTTTACTACCACTGAACACGCAGAACTCTACCTTAGTATTAGACCTAGAATGAAATGTTTCAATCAAATCCATATAGAAGTCTGGTTGTTTTTCTTGATCCCATCTTGCACTAAATGCTACACGCATCTTACGTTGATTGAAGGGTTTTAATGGACCATCAATACGACCACGCACTTCATCTTTACCAAATGCTAGACCGCTAATGTTATATAATGGTGCCTTCCATCCCGCAATCTTCATATGCATAATCATTTCTTCATTTGTAGCTAGTACGCCATCAACGAATGAATCAACCATCTTTTCATAGTGACCCATGAATTCACTCATTCCCCATACATGTACGAAATCATCCGGATCGATTGACTGAGCAAGACAACGGACAAATATACGAGGACGGAGATTAGCAGGAACTTGCTTAAGTATATACGGCAAACTCTCAATACCCGGTTGAAACATATCTTCAAAATAGACAATATCTTCATCACTACACTCACCCGCCTTCATCATTTTAACTAAATTCATAAGTTGTGACATACCAAAGTATGTACGACCATGTGCATCTAATACTTGTCCCGTCACAATAGCTTGGTCATTACTTAATGTTTCGCCTGGAACGATAACATAGTTAATACCTCTACGTTTAAAGACACGTTCATTCCATTCTTGTAGTTGTAGAGTATAACGTGCTTTGTAGGGTTCTAGCCCCATATAAAATAATTTACGCATTTGTTTTTCTTTCAATATCTTCTTCAATACATTTTTCACCATATTGAATTTCTATAATACTACATGGTTCATCAAAAGGATTAGATAGTTGATGCCAGGAATCAGCTGGTATCTTAAACTCTTGATGTTTACTTAACTGCATGGGAGGTAATGCATACCCGCCATTCATTTGTCTATAAACAATGCAAGAACCGTCAGTTACTAACCAGTATTCACTTCGTTTAAAATGTCGTTGCATACTTAAACTTTTATCTGGCTCTACAGTTAATTCTTTAACTTTACAACCATCTACATCATGTAGTATACGATAATACCCCCACTCACGCAATGTTTTTGGATGTTTCCATTCATCTAGTATCCAACTACTACTGTTTAGTTTGTTTTCACCACCTACTCCAAAAACAAATTCAACATCATGAAAAACCATTTCGGGAATGTTATCTTTAGTTCTATCTCCCCCATTAGCAAATATTATCTTTGCTTGTGGGTGCATCTCTTTGACTTTACGAATAGCATCAATAGCAGTATCGTCACTATCATCAAATTCTATTACCTTATGTACTTGGTATAGATTCTCAATGATAGCTTTTCTTTCCTGTACAGGCATAAAAGGTTGTCCTTTTTTACGGGTCAACCATGCGTCACTATTGATTCCTACTATTAGTAAAAATCCTAATGCCTTAGCAGCCTTGAAATATTCAATATGACCACTATGTAGCGGATCAAAACCACCAGTGACTAACACAACGTTCATGGACGTGCGTCTTCCTGCCACTGATCTTTAGCCCACTTGCCAGTTACTGCCTTAGTAAACTGACGATATGCAAAGCTACGCATATCGTATAGAGTTGATTCATCAAACTTGTATCCATAGTCCTGACAGAACATTAGATAGTTTTCTAGGTCCTCAAAGATTTGTTGAACACGTGGGTTAGATTGTTGTTGTTTTGCCATTTTATATTCCTTTAAATAGCTAGTTGTTGATAAGGTTTGTTTGTGTTATAGACAATAGTAGCACCATTCTCATTATCTTCCGATACTTGAATAGCGATATTACGATCTGGATACCGAGTTGCAATAACATCATAGAGGTCATCACTAATCATTTCACAACTTTTGTAATTCAATTCTAGTATGCCTTGAGAATATTGTTTCTCTAACCATCTTTTAAACTGAATAAACTCAATATCACGGTCGTTGTGAAATACTTCAATAGACACTTCAAAATGAAAGATGTGTCTATGTGGAGATCCTAAAAAGCTAACATCATACTCATCACCTGTAGCAAGTGCTGGATCTGTTGCTGCCGCTGGGTATTTATGAATACCTTCTTTTTGAAAACGTACAAAGATTGTACGTAATGCATGTTGTTTAATACGTACACGTTTTTCGTGCATTGCATGTTCATGTTGTTCTATCATTTATAATCCCTATTAAGTGTTGCCCATGTTAACCACTGATGAAATGTATTATACACTACTTCAGCTTCTTTGTCATCTTGAGGTACCCGTTTACCACGTATATAAAACCCGTCTTTTGCTATACGTAACATCTCATCTGAACCACCGGTAAAGGTAATAACAGATTCCTGAGTATCACCGGTCATTGTTGACTTCAGTGTAAGTGATGGATTAATTGTCATCATCTAAATCTACCTTTTCATGTAATACTTCATTCATAGCATCATCACTATCTTCTATTACTTCTTCAAACTCTATTTCATTCTGAACTTCAAATAGTTCTTCAAACTTACTCAATGCATTAACTGTTCGTTTACCACTAATACCCTGACTACCTGATTGAAACTGCATCCATAATCTACTGTTAGCATCAATTAAATCAATTGCTTCCTGTTTAGTTTTCTTACTGAAAATTTCGTCAATAACATCTTTAAACAATACACGTTCAAATTGTTCATTCATCAACATCTTAGGTACAATACCTATATCATATTGACGGTTAGCCTCTTGTACGGCATTCATGTGCATCCATACATTATGACTTTGAAGCAATGTATAACTTAATGTATCCCAACTGGTCTTAGTTTCTTTACCATGTTGTCCTAAGAACCCTTGACCACGATAACACAAGTCCTTAAGCACTAGTTTATCAGTTACTGGACTATCTGTAAAGAGTTTATGGATTCCTTCAGCTAATACAGCATCCCTATATTTACGGGTGTCATTAGCATAACTTTTCTTTTCAGCAGTCTTTTCCATACTGTATGACCATTTCTTGTTATGCTCAATATTAGTATTGAAATATGCTAAACCCTTAGCCGCACTATAGAATGGGCTTGCACAATCAAATGTAATTTTAAGTTTAGGGTTGTGATACTTGCGAATAGCACGTTGAATATCAGTAAACAATACAGCATATTCTAAAATACTTGTACCCAAACAGTGAATTAAATCATGCTTACCTTCTACTAATAACCCATCATGGATAATATCAATCATTCTTGTTAACATCAAGTGTACATCAATCTTATTCTGTCCACCGAAAGCCCAACCATTAAAGTGATTGTCTGGGTATTGTTTTGGATCACAATACTTCTTCATTTCATCGTACCACTCATCTGACTGGGTATGTGTACGACCTTGTAATACATTTAAGAACTTACATTTGCCCGAACGATTGTTGATAAAGTATTCATTGTTAATATGGGTAGCAGTAATTGCTTCTTGGATAGTACTGATACCATGAAGACTTACACCATTCTTATCCTTCATATTAAAAGTAGTTATTGATTGTGAAGGAATATCAAGGACCATGCCATAGTCCATGTACGTGTCCATCCAGTTCAATACTGCTTTACGCTTAATCATAGCTTTAGGGCAATTAGGATCTTTCCAATCAGCTGGCCATTGACCTTTAAGAATTTGAAATCCACCAGAGTCACCTAACATAAATGTACCTTCTTCACGTTCTCTAATGATTGATTCACTAGGATCGTCTTTAGTAGTATCTAAGTTAGCATGACCAGCACTGTACAAGCCCCATTTGTAATAATAGAGACCTTCTTTACTATTAAGAAAGTTTAGTTTCTCTACATCACCGTTGAATTGAGCAGGGATACGTGCAGGATCAAAGTACTCTTCACCTTTACGTTGTTTACCCAAGCCAGAGATATAAAAACTACTGACTGCGGGTAAGAACAATGCCCAATCTGGGTTTTGTTTTTGTGATAGATTATCTTGTTCCATTAAACTTTTACTTCTTCTTTTATCAATGTTTGAACTACTTTAATTTGTTCTTGTTTGTCTTTAATTTGCATAACGAGGTCTTTGATAGTTGAATTAGTTAGTACTAATTTTTCTATCTCAAGTTCCTCATCACGCTTTTGTCGTGCCCACTGTAACAAACCAACTGCTTCATCACTTAAGTTTATAGTAGCGTGATGTGCCGAGAGAATAATCCAAGTACTACCATCATATACTTCTGTGTTCTGACTGTTAGGGTTATATCGCATATTACCCACACCAGTACCATTAAAATTACCAATATAAGTAGAACCTGGATTACCACCTGATACAGTTAAGAATGGACTACTAGAGTGAATGCTCTTAATCATTTTGCTTGTGCTGGGAGTAAATAACGATAAACTGCTAGACCACTGTCAACTACAATCTCTGTTGCACCTGCGTCACCGATACGAATAATTTTATCGCCGGGAAGATCCATGATGCTTAAGAACTCTTTAACAGGCCACATCCATGCTTTATTCAATGTACCAGTAACACCGGGATGAAACACAAAGTTACCTGAATGTGTTGATGGGTCACCAAAGTAAACCATTAAGTTACCGTTTTCCGTTTTAGTAGTAAAATTCTTTTCTTCACTATTAGCACTTGCTTGACGCTTTAGTCGTTGAATGCCAGCAATAGTAGGTTCAAACTCAACACCCCACGTAGTGCCTTTGAACATTACGGTTTTAACTTTCTCATCAGCAATAGCTTTACTCATCAAACGATAATCGTTAACGAAATCACCTGCTTTTGTTTCAAAGTGAATGTACTCTGGCACACTTACACCGTCTTTGTTTACACGTGTAACATTGATTTTACTATGTTCATCATAGTCATCAAAGCCTAGAATTGTTTTTAGTTTACCTAAGTTAGGCATACCAAACACACCAATAAACTCTGCGCTAGGATGTTTAAGCACACCACTAACAATAACACTCTTATCTTCTGCTACTGCGTTTACAGTTGTCTCTGTGTCAGTTCCACTGACCTTAATCAAATCAATACAGCCTAAGCCATGTGTGTGTTGAATTAAATCTTGTAAATTATCTTTCATGTTTTTCCTTTGTTTTAACTATTTAGGTAGTTGTAATACGTATTATAATGGAATATATTACGAATTGCAACACCAATTTAACCGAAACTGAATAAGTCATCAAATGTACTGTTAGTATCTGTATTGCTACGAATATCCCAATCTAATACACCCAATAAGTTATCAATCTTCTCATCTACTAACGTTTGTTCCATTGCCGAATCATCAAATGGCAATTCTGTAAACCATTTGGGTAGTCGTAATTCATCAACAGGATATGCTACACTTGTAAACCCTAATGGATTGGGTTTAAGTTTACATACTACAACCTTCATACCATCAATAATCTTTTGACTATACTGGTCACCGTTTACTCTACGCAAATAGTTGTAGTTCAATGCCGCACGTACATGCCCCGGCATGTTAGCTCTGCCCGTACTACTCTTAGCTTCTAAGTCACCGTACATCGTAAGTTTGTTTACACCTTTAGGAGAACCTTTTGTCCAACTATCTTGTGCAGTTAATATCCGCTTGAAGTCTTTTACTGCTTCAATAACTTCATCACGACCTTTACCTTGTTGAAGAACCATTTGTAGTACATTCATTAAAAACTCTTGTACATACTTAGGTGTATCAGCACGTTTCAAGTCAAGACCCATAGCTTTGATATCGCCTAGTTGTCCGTCACTATCTTTGCGCTTACCCTCTTTATCAAAGATGTTAATAGCATAACGCTTCTTAACAATAAAGATCGCCCGATCACCGATTAGTTCACGACCAGCTTTAATGATAGCTCCGTTCTTTCTTGGAGCATGAAAGGCACGTTCCATGAATGCTGGGAAACTTTCATTTGCTTGTTCAGCGATACCATCATACAAACCAATACAAGTTTCTTTATTCCAATCTAATAGACCAGATTCAATCTGCGGCTTTAATGTTGGATAAGCAGTGAAGTAACAACTGTCAGTATCACCATACACAATAGCATTACCTTCATGTGAATAGATACCTTCAACTGTTTCATTGATAGTACTCATCATATGTTTAACGATTTGTCTTCCAGATAGTGTAACACTTTGACCGATACGTTTGTCATAGAATCTGCAATGTTCGTTTAACAATGCACCGTATGCTGAGTTAAGTAAAATCTTACGAACAAGTTGTCGCTTGTCATAATAATCAAACATATCAGTACCATATGCTTCTTTAGCTTGTTTCTGGATAGCTTTACGTTCTGTATACCAACGAGTTAGTAGACCGGGTACGACACCTTCTTTTTCATAAGTAAAGATAGTACCGTTAGCACTTAACATCCAGGGCTTATGACTGTCAAAGACCATCTTCCAGATTTCTGCCGCTGACATTTCTACACTACGACCATCTTCAAAATCAACTGTAAGAATAGTACCACGTTCTTGGTTCATAATAGCAGTATATTCTAATGCACCAAACAGGTTCTCCCATAAGATAGATCCTGTAACTGCATCATCACCTTCTTTGTGACGTTTCTTTTCACTTGCTAATCGCACACCTTTGTCAAGCATGTATTTGTCAGTGATTGTTTGTCTGACTTGAGCAACGATGGTTTCACCTGCCATGTTGAGGGCACGAATAACCGAGGGATAGAGTGAGTTAATGTCAACTGCTCCGACATATTCATGCATACCTCTTTTCGGCGTAGCAACAAAGGCACCTGCTGCCTGCTGGACATCTTCTTCATTTTCAACCTTTCGTTTTTTATCTGGAACCACTAAGCCACGTTCGTGTGCTTCATTAAAAATTGCCATCTCAATCATTGCTACTGAACCCATAACTGTTGGAAGCAGTACTGTGTTTTCGTGTGCAAGTTGATTAGCTAATTCTAAAAACTTAAGTTTGTTGTGAATCTTCACTAACAACATTGTATCTTGTCTGTTATATTCAATGAACTTTTTAAAGTCTTTGTTATACAATTGGTCAAGAGTACCTTCATATTGTGTTTTGTTCTCCCCGACTTCCATCTCACCGATACTATCAAGTTTATAACTATGGCGTGATTCATAGTTATACTTTTTGTATAGTTGTAGATAGTCTAAGTGAATACGACCTACTAAGTCATAAGTTGTTTCACTCTTACCAAATCGTTCGTATTCTCTAGCTTTAGGTAGTTGACCCATCAAGCAGAACTTGCGTGTGTCATCTTTACTCATTACTCTAGTAACACGATTGACCATATAGGGTATATCATAGCCCTCTGAGTTCCAACCAGTTAATACATCTGCATCTTCAATGAGTTGGAAGAACACATCAAACATTTCTTTTTCGTTTGTGAATAGCATTGTATTCTCAAACTCATTAGTGATTTCTTGTGCTGTTTCACTAGACATATGTTTAGGAGCAATCACTAATGTAATACATTGATCTAGCCAATCTAAGTAACAACTGATAGCTGTAACAGGATTGAATGGATCACTTGTAGGACTGAATCCCTTTTCAGGATCAAAGTCCACCTCAATGTCAAAGAAACATGTATGAAGTTTAGGTGCATCAATGCCAAGATAGTTTTCACTTAGACAACGGAAGACTACTGGCACATCACTCTCAAATAGTTTTTTATTTGAGTGTATGCGTCTTTCTTTTTCAAACTCTTGTCGTTTGCGAGTACTGAAACGACTGACTGGATCGCCATAGATACTACGATGTTTACCTTTATTATCAGGATAATACAATACATAGTTAGTAGGGTATTCTTTATACAATCGTTTACCCTCAGGAGATCGTTCTACTACATAGATACGATCCTCATCCCTACTATGAATAGCATCCACATAACTCAAAGCGTTTTTCCCACAGTTTCTAGGATTGTGTTGAGTTCATCATGGTCTTTGTTAGTCTGACCGAGACTTGCTTTGTGTGCAATACGCACGGCTTTCTTCAATGTACTAGCTTTGATTTCCAGCTCCTCAGCAACCGCTTTAATAGTGTCGTTTAATCCACCATTCAATGTATCAATTTCATGTAGGACATGCATCCCTTCATTGATTAATTGTGTTAGTTTAATCTTTGCTTCACCATTAAACGTTCTATTATAATCCGACATAGTTTCTCCTTAAATAATTAGTTAGTATACTTGGTTTGTGTAGAGAAGTCAAGTATTTTGTTTACCTTCTACAATCTTTTTTACCAATTTAGGTAATCCGGGATTTACATGTAATGCATGTGGCATTAGTTCATTGCGAATGTAGTTACGGGTATATCTGGAATTCTTATTGGATTCGTCTTCAATCCAGGGTACATTATGACTTTCGCACCAATATATTAAATCTTGTTTTCTAGTAGTTAGAAATGGTCTAATAACATTGTTACGTGTTAGTGGGATAACTTTGGGTGTGCCATGTAAGCTTGACCAGATATATGTTTCAACACAATCATCTAAATGATGACAGGTGATTACTGGACCAAGTTCACTTAAAAAATCATAGCGTTCTCTACGCCAGTATTCTTCTTGGCTTTCTTTGCTATTTTTTTGACTACGTGGTGTTCCATATAGCATAGGAATATTATTATCACTACAATATTTGGAAACAAACTTAGAGGCTTTTTCACCGTTTTGTGTTCTGTGATTAAAATGGGCGATAGTGATATCATGTTTGCGGCTTAGAAAATCAACTACTGCCATGCTATCTACACCACCGCTACATGCGATTATGATACTTTTGGGTAATGGAACTGTTAGCTTAATCATTTATGCATTATAGCATATAATGATTTGTATTGCAATGATTATGGTTAATTATTGTTTAACCGTAGGCGGCCGCCGCAAGTGAATATCTTGCTGTACCAACACCAGTAGTATTTGTAGCAACCACACCTGTATTTGATACTAAATTAGTTACTGCTGTTGTTACTCCATATCCAAATATAGCTTTATCAGTGCCGTAAACAGCGGCAGCTAGATAAAACCTAGCAGTACCAACACCAGTCGTATCTGTTGCTACTACTCCTGTGTTTGATACTAGGTTGGTCATTGATACACTTGAATTGTCGGAAGCATATCCATATCCAAATATAGCCTTATCCGTACCATAACCTGCTGCCGCTAGCTCACTTCTAATAGTTCCAACACCAGTTGTATCAGTTGCTACTACACCTGTATTACTTACTAGATTGGTTAACGAATAATAAGTGGGATAATTTTGCCCATATCCAAATATAGCTTTATCGGTTCCATAGCCTGCGGCCGCTAGTCCATTTCTAATAGTACCTACACCTGTCGTATCAGTAGCAACTACTCCGGTGTTTGATACTTTGTTAGTTATTGCTGTTCTGCCGCCAGAGGCGTAGCCATATCCAAATATAGCTTTATCAGTCCCGTAACCTGCGGCTGCAATTCCAGTTCTACCAGTACCAACACCTGCAGTATCATTAGCCACCACACCTGTATTACTTACTTTGTTAGTTATTGATAAATAAGTACCATTTCCTTCTCCATAACCAAATAAGGCTTTATCAGTACCATACCCAGCCGCCGCTAGGTTAGTTCTGGTAGTACCTACTCCAGCTGTATCAGTTGCTACAACGCCTGTATTACTTACTAGATTGGTTATTGCAGTCTCTCCTACTGCTGAAATGTACCCGTATCCAAATATAGCTTTATTACCGGCTGGTCCGGCAGTAAGAGTTAACCCTCCGCCAAATGTTACACCACCGTTTAATGTTACCGACATTCTTTATTCTTTCTTTGTATAATTAACCGTAACTTGCGGCCGCTAATAATTGTCTAGCAGTACCGACACCTGTAGTATCTGTAGCAACTACACCGGTGTTTGATACTAAGTTGGTCATTGATACATTAATACTACCATTCTCACCGTATCCAAATATAGCTGTACCTACCCCATATCCTGCGGCCGCAAGATAATATCTAGCAGTTCCAACACCTGTTGTATCAGTAGCAACTACACCTGTGTTTGATACTAAGTTAGTTATTGCAGTTGGTCCAGATCCATAACCAAATATAGCTTTATCAGTACCATAACTAGCGGCTGCAAGACTATCTCTAGCAGTACCTACACCTGTAACATTGTTGCCAACAACCCCCGTGTTTGATACTAGATTGGTTATTGATTGCAATCCGCTACCGTTACCATATCCAAAAATAGCTTTGTCAGTGCCATAACCTGCGGCTGCAAGATAACCTCTAGCAGTACCAACACCTGCAGTATCACCGGAAACCACACCCGTATTTGATACTAGATTGGTTATTGATATAAAAGAGACACCACCTGTATATCCATAACCAAATATAGCTTTATCAGTACCATATCCTGCGGCTCCTAAATCACTTCTAACAGTTCCAACTCCTGAAGTATCAGTAGCAACTACACCTGTATTTGATACTAGGTTAGTTATTGACGTTCTACTAGCTCCGAATCCATATCCAAATATAGCTTTATCTGTGCCATATCCTGCGGCCGCCAATCCAAATCTAGCAGTACCGACACCTGTAGTATCATTGGCAACAACACCTGTGTTTGATACTAAATTAGTAATTGACAAATTTGTCCCGTTATAACCATATCCAAAGATAGCCTTACTACCACCTGGTGGAGGACTAAGAGTCCATCCTCCGCCTGATATTGTTACACCGCCACCACTAAATGTTACCGACATTCTTTATTCTCTTGGATAATCTGGAAATGGTACCCAATTAGTTGTAGCTTCATCCCATAAGTATGGATAACCATCACTTGGAATAGCAACTGGAGCAACATATGTAGTTGCTGCCTCATCCCATGTCCATGATGCTGGATGTTCTGCATTAAATGCATTTTCTCTTGCTTGTGCAATTTCCTCTGCTGTTGGAGCAGGCATGTTTTCTAAGTCTATCATTTTATTTTCCTTTATAATAAATGTATTTATGTTAATCATAATGTTAAGATCCGTAACTTGCGGCCGCTAATTCCTCTCTAGCAGTTCCAACACCTGTAGTATCAGTAGCAACAACACCTGTGTTTGATACTAGGTTAGTCATTGACACTATGCCACTATTGGCAAATCCATATCCAAATATAGCTTTATCAGTGCTATAACCTGAGGCTGCTAATGTTCCTCTAATAGTTCCAACACCTGTAGTATTACTAGCAACAACACCTGTGTTTGATACTAGATTAGTAGTTGATACATTAGTACTTCCGTTATACCCGTATCCAAATATAGCTTTATCAGTGCCATAGGTTGCGGCTGCTAATGTTCCTCTAGCAGTTCCAACACCTGTTGTATCAGTAGCAACAACACCTGTATTTGATACAAGATTGGTAATTGAGTAAGGAGTGAAACCTGGAGAGTATGTAACCCCATATCCAAAAATAGCTTTATCTGTTCCATAGCCGGCGGCTGCTAAGTATAATCTAGCAGTACCAACACCTGTAGTATCATTGGCTACTACACCAGTGTTTGATACTAGATTGGTCATTGAGTAAGGAGATCCCCCTGGGATAGAACCATATCCAAATATAGCTTTATCAGATCCGTATCCGGCAGCTGCTAATCCATTTCTAGCAGTACCTACACCTGCTGTATCAGTAGCAACAACACCTGTATTTGATACTAGATTGGTGATTGAACGTGCGCTTGGAGAGGCATATCCATATCCAAATATAGCTTTATCTGTGCCATATCCTGCGGCTGCCAATCCATATCTAGCAGTCCCTACCCCTGCGGTATCTGTGGCAACAACACCAGTAGTTGATACTAAATTAGTTATTGATGTTACTGATCCATCATTTCCATAACCAAATATAGCCCTAATACCCGCCGGTGGTGCCTCAATAGTCCAACCACCACCATTTAATGTTATTCCACCTGTTATTGTTATTGACATTTTTTAACCTTTATATTATTGTATACCGGATGAGGCAGCAAAAACCCTCCTACCGGAACTTAACGGGCCACGTGCAGTCGCAGTAACAGTATCAGTAGCATATGTTATTCTGTCTACGGAAGAAAAAGGACCGGCAGGAGTTGAAAAATTATTTCCTCCACCAAACCAACCATATGTTGTTCCATCGGTTGATGCTGCTTGACCTTGATTAGTTCTAGTTAACGGACCACGAACACTTGCTGTAGCGGTATCATTTGCATAATCAATACGATCTACCCTAGAATAATAAATTCCCTCCCATGTCGGCGGGCCGACGAAAAATCCACCGGCAAACCAACCATAACTTGTACTACCAGTACCGGCCATTGATGATCTAGTTGAACTTAATGGACCTCTAATAGTTGATGTTACTGTATCAGTGGCATATGTTATCCTAGTTACGATACTACGGTATCCGATAGTACTAGGGTTATCAAATCCTACTGCAATCCAGCCATATGTAGTGCTGTCAGTAGATGCTGCACCTTGATATGAACAACCGGATAATGATCCCCTTGTACTTGCAGTACCAGTATCAGTTGCGTATGTTATTCTGGATACTGTAGAATAATCACTAGGTGATTGATCCTTACCACCTGCAAACCATCCATATGTATCTGTGCCGTTCGCAGTAATACTATAAGCACTATAACTTAGTGGGCCGCGATTACTTGCTGTATCAGTATCTGTTGCATAGGTGATCCTTGATACTGAGCTAATAGCAACTGTAATGCGTGAACCAGCAAACCATCCATAATTTAAATTACCGGTACCGGCATTTTGATATCTGGTGCCGTTTAATGGTCCACGAACACTTGCAGTAGCGGTATCAGTTGCATATGTTATTCGTTGTACTGTTGAAGTAACACCAGAATCGTCAGACCCACCTGCAAACCATCCTGCTGTTGGAGTTGATGGTGGTGCGGCAGTTATTCCTACTCCACCACTAAATGATATTCCACCTGTTATTGATATTGACATATTTTATTCTCTTTATTGAAATATTTCTGGATGTGCTTTACCAAATATTTTAATATATTTGCCAGCCATTACATCCGCTTCTGCTTCTATTGGACTACCTGGATAACTATCACCCGGCTTAATCATATTTAATTCACCCTGGCGTACATGAGTTAATTCATGGAACACAGTACGTAATATATCTACTAGATTTCTATTAGCACAATAAACCCATACTTCACCCGTCTCTGGATTGTGTCTACCAGTATGATGACCTTCTTGTGCTTCATCACTATCATAACTAAACTCTATCTTTGGAGTATTTTCTAAATTCAACTTCTTACTTGTCCAAGCAAGAAACTTCTGTACAATAGGATTGTTATTCAAATCTTCTTGTTCACTCTCATCTAGTTTATCTTTAATCCAACTGTCTGGAGTCTTATGATATTTTCTAACAAACAAATCATGCAATGCATCACCGGTTATACGATGTTTCTTTGCTATGTTTTTCATTAGCTTATCAATGGTATTATAGTCGTGTTTCTCTAAGCTAGGAAGTTTCTTAGCTAGTTCACTTGCGGCCGATTCGTATAGTTCTATTGCTCTCATATTAGTATTTATGCTCACTTATAAGGTCCAGTAGCGAATTGGATTGCTTAAGGCAGAAGCCGCCTACCCTCGTAACTAAGTTACGGTCCTAAGGGTGTTAG